TCTAGATTCCAGGCTGCCCACTCTTGGTCTTTTTCTTTTTTAGGTAAAAACTGTAATGGTTGGGTAATACTACCCATTCTGTTATGTTTAACCTTAGCTCCTGCTTTGAGCTGCATAGCATTATATACTTGCATAGCTTCTATTTAAAATTTTTAAATGGTGATTTCTTAAAACCTTGCCCATTACTAAGTCTGCTCTTCCCCATGTGCCGGAAAGGGCTCATAGATAATTTAAACAAATTATCTGACTTTTGCAAGTTTTTGGCTGCGTCATCCATGATGACACGCTTCTGATATCCTCTGTTTGATTGTTGAATTTTCATGAAAGCAACTAGTGCAGAGAATGACACTAGTCTATCCACGTTAAGTCCTTCTGTATACGCTTGCATTTCTTTAAGCAGCATTGGATCCGGAATACGCTCTATACCATAAGTGGTCCGTACTATAGTACCATCTTCTTTAGTCTCAGTATCTAATTCTTCTCTGGTATATTCTATGACATAACTTAGAAGGTGAGACTTAAATAATACACCGGTATTCTTCCATCCATACTCCTGAAATACATTTGCATTGGCGCCTAGATCTTTCAAGAACATGATCTGTGTTCTAGGTACTAGATACTTCTGCTTCTTGCGGGAAATCATGTACTGTATAAACAGGGAAATGTTATTCTCTATTACTGTCCAGGCATTGTACCACTCTATGATAAGTTCTAGTCTCTCATGGGTTTTCTTGATGTCATCAAATCTACCGCACCAAGCTGCCACTATCTTATCCTGTTCTATGAAGTTCTCTGTTTCAACACCGGTAACTTTGGTGACTTCTACCGGTGCCTTCATTACATAGATAGAACATAATGAATCTGACGTAGTTGTTTTACCCTCTGACACGGGGTCAATTGATGCGTAGTACATCCCAAAGCTAGGATCTTTTACAGGTCTTTCCCATACAACAAGAGTCCCGGTTTTATCTTCTGTCTTCTTAGATATAGGAAATTCAGATACAGGAAGTTTGTTAGTTTCTTTTACTTTAGGAAAACCTTGCTCATCTCTAAAGATATCCAAGAACTCATATGAGTATTCTTTATCTTCTATTCTTCTTAGCTGAGCACCAACCAAATGCTGCGGGAATATAGATACCTTTCTATGGGCAAATGCTTCTTCAATGTTTCTTGGGTGCTGTGATACTTCAAGCTGATAGTCTTCAGGACGCATCTTCTTCTTGCATTCCTCAAAGTAATCATCCAGAGCCTGAAGCGCTTCTTCTACTAGTGAGTTACCATAAGCATCAATATACGGTGGCATAGACCACTGCTCAGGAATAAACAAACCTGATACACCTATGGTACCTTTACTATCTAGTAAATCAGTATCTACTGCATAGATATCATTAGCCTCCGGATTCAGAATCATTTCCTTTAGTGGCTCACACTGATCCAAGTCCCCTACAGATCCTGCTGCAATGAACATTCCTGTAGTCATCATACCAGACTTAAGTGCCGGTTTGATATAACCAAAAGTCTTATCCATCTTAGGTGCAATCCCAGCTTCCTCATGGAAGAAGAACTTAACCGGACCCCCTACACCATTTGTAGGATCTTTTTCAAATGACATACCTTGAATAGTACCTTTGAGACCCACTTCAGTTTTACGGTCACCTTTTCTAACCTCAATCTTCTGTTGCCACATCATGACTTTGTCTGGTGACATAGGTCTATACCATGCAGTATGTTCATTTAGGAATGCTGCGTATTCAGATAAGAACTTCCAAGTACCTTTCTCATTGATATAATCCTTGAGTGATGCACCCATCTTAAGTGTAACCCCAGCCTCAAACCACTGCTGATTTATAAGCTTACCAGCATGATAATATGATGAGGCAATCTGACGTTTCTTGAGAATAGCTGAATGCTTATAGTGTAACTCAGCTAATAGCTCATACAGAGCCATATGATACTGGGCATCCCGTATATCAGCAAATCCAAATGCTTGTATCTCTTTGTTAAAGATAGGCAGGAAGTTTAGCCACATGTAATACTCCCGGGCTAAGAACCATATCTCTTTACCAGACTTTACAATCACACCTTTGCGGCATCTTTCTTTTTGGTCATCCCAGTATTTGATAAAGTCCTTAGACTTAAATGGAGCTGTACAGTATATCTTGTTTTCATTAAACAGTCTAGACTGCTCATTGAAAATCATTGAGCTATCCTCATTAAAGTTATACTGACCAGGTTGTTTGAATATACTTAGTATAAAAGTCCTAAAGTCTTCTCTGCTATTAAAGTCAGTAGTTGTCCAGGTACCATTGTCCCAGGTAGGTATGTCGTTCCAGAAATCCATTATGAGTCATATGCTAATCCTTGTCCACCCCTTACTTTGCTTTGCTGCTCATCCTGTAGGTCTTTGTATACACCTTTGAATGATTGTCTAATAGAGTCAAAGTCTTTTGCCACAGCTCTAATCTGTGCTATGTTACCATCCTTACCATCAGTAATTTGAGTAGTAGCTAAGTATCTTGCTATTCTATCAAGAGCTTTCTGCATACCATCATACGCGCGGGAGGTCGGTGTTTCATATAGTCTTGTACAGAACTGTAGGGCTGTATAGATATCTTTGTCTTCCGGGGAAAACTCTGCCTCTATCTGATCAAGGATTAAGTCTTCTTTATCCATTGCTGGAGTATGGAAGAATATATTTAAATCAGGATTAGGACATGTCATATAGAATAGGTACTGGTATATCTTGAGATAATCATTAGGATAATTATCCATGATATCTTTAAGTGCTTTCATTGTATAACAATGTTCAGTAGGTACAACTACCCCATTCTGCACGTCAAATAATCTTACTATCATTTTTTTTAATTTAAAAAGGTAAGTTTACCTTTTGTGCTTTTGCTGGTAGACCGAATAAGTTTCTCAGACCATCCCAAAAGCCAGATGCAAAATATGCACTACGAATTATATGGGAGTCTTTACATACTATATAGCCATTATACTGAGTACTGTTCTTTTTAAAATAACAAAATACCTTACCCTTGTATTTAAATATCTTAATAGTTTTTATTTCTTCATGGTGAAACCAAGCAGGGTTCCCTAAGTAATTGGTTTCAATCTTATAAAATCTCATAGTTATTTCTTTTTAATTTGGTCTCTGTTATCATATAACCAGTTGATGATGGAGATAACTTCATCTGCCAGATATGGTACTTCCATTTGTACAACTTCTTTTACCACAGGGTCTCCATTAGATGCATACTTAGTAATAGGATAACCATATTCATCTGTCCCTTCTACTTCAAAGATTACATGATGAATAAAGATTTTACCCGGTCTAAGTTTACGGTTATGCTTTAGTATAATATACATATAAATACTCAGCTGTAGCGCATAGTGGTTGAAGTTGCAATCATCTAAATGATTTACCGGGAATGACATCTTATCAGATATACCTTCCCAGTTCTTAAATGATTCTGTCTTAATCTCCTTATTTGTCTTGTAGTCAATAATGTTTACTTTACCATTAACCACTTCTACTAAGTCAGACTGTCCACATATGCCGGCAGACTTAATGTATACCATATGTTCAGGGTAGATACCATCTGTAAGTTTTTGTTCTGGCGCCTTTTTAAGTGTTCCTTCTTCTATAGGTTTGTAGACCGGAATAGGTAATCCTTCCAGTTCTATAGAGGATAGTGCGCATAGGTCTGCTTCTCTTTGGTTGTGATAGAATGTTCCCAAGGTAGTAGCACGGTCTGCTTCCGCTTTCCACAGTTCAAGAATCTTTTCTGGTGGAATACCATACCACTTAGACTTAACTTTTTTGGTTACGCTAGCAGCTATTTTCTCTGCATCAAAGGGTTTCTTAAAGTTAGATATAAGAGAAGTAACACTTATCCAATCTATCTCATCTGCTGTTATGCTTTTATAGCTGTGATCAGCAGCATTAAATACTATACTCATAGTGCGTCTAATTTATCTTCATCTTCTTCAGATATCAAAGCAAACCATCTACCGTCAGGGCATTCAGTTGAAAGAGCCCTGGTTTTAAACTTAAGAGAACATCCACATAAACTGCAGCATGGTTGAGTCCCAGACATAACGCATTCTTTACCTTTAAGATCAATATGCTCACATGAATCACAAATTTCTTTTCTATGACTAGCAATGTCTTCTACAAATTCATCACGGATCATTGCGTTCTTGATTCCCTCCATTATCTGCTTTTTGTTCTTCCAGATATCTTTTAGTTTGTTGGCCATACTTAAATATTTTTTTCTTCATTACAAATGCATCAATCTTTGTCTTTGCAGCTAGCAGAGTATCTAACTTGTTCTCTGCATTTTTTTTGTTATGATAGTTGGTGAATGTTTGACTGTCATATTTATTATTGAGAGCTCTGTATTTTTTGATCATTGCATTTACAGAATTTGCCTTCATTATGAACTGACCTAAACCTATTAGATTTATATTGATGTGTTCTAAACTTGAAAGTGTCTTTCGGACTTCTTTGTAGTAAAAACTTACAATGTCATCTATTGTAGATATAGGTAGGTCTTTTTGTT